ACAACACGGTCAGGATCAGGATTGCGTTCCATCCCGTGGAGGAGCGTTTCGAGGTCTCGAACCCGGCGATCCAGAAGGCCACCGCACCGCCCAGCAGGAACGGTTGCCAGGTGACGACGCCGGTGACCGCCACCCATGCCCCCACCGGGCCCAACCCGATGGTGGCCCCCAGGATGCGGGTCATGTACGCGTCCGCGGACGCCGCCGACAGGCGCGAGGTGGACCTGGCAACCGCGCCCGCCTGCGTGGCCGCAACGGTGATGACCGCGTGGTCGGCCCAATCCTGCACTCCGCCGAACGCGGCGGCGACCTGCGCTGAGCCCTGTGCCTGGATCCGGTCCTGAGCGACGGCGTCGGCGTTGACGAGGCGCTCGACCAGTTCCAGGTCCACCGGGTCAGCCCTGCTGTGGTACGGCGGCGGGGGCCTCGACGGGGACCGGCGCAGCCATCGTCGCGGCCAGCAGCGCGTCGTCCATACGCTCGGACTCCATGCGCTTGATGTCGTCCGGGCCGAACTGCCAGATCGTCCGCATCCGCGTCCGCCACGGCACCCCGGAGGATGCGGCCTTGACCGACGCGTCACCCTTCTCTGCCAGGGAGTAACGGTCGGCGGGGCGCCACTGGATCCCGATCAATACCGGGTCGGTCAGACCTTCCGCTTCTGCGATCTGTCCGAGCAGGGCCATGGTCTGCGCGTGCGAGGCGCCAAGGCGACCCTGCTTGTCCTCGACCTTGGTAGTCAGGCCCTCCTTGACCAGCGAGGCGCCGGCCGCGGACTGGTTCACCGCGTCGGAGGAGAACATCGACATCGGGGTGAACGTCACCGCCGACAGCCGCTCGATCTCCTTGGACGCCAAGCCTGACACGGGAGTGGTGTCGACGACCCCCGACTCCCACATCTTCGCCGTCAGTGGCAGCCGCCACAGGGCATCCGGTGCCGACTCGAACAGGTTGGTGTAGTCGATCAGCTCGCCGGTGTCCTTATCCCGGGACGGCATGTCCTCTTCGGAGACGTGGATCGCGCGCTGCCGGAACGCTTGCATCGTCACGATCCACATGGCCTGGAGGATGACGTGGTCGATGCGGTCTAGGTGGGGCAGGTGCCGCTCGAACTCTCCGACGCCCTCTTCGTTGCGGTACCGCACCACAGGCATCGGCACCGGGACGGGCTCGCCGTCCTCTCCACCCAGCTTCGGGTCCCACTCCCAGCCGGAGCCTGTGAACCGGACCCCGGACTTCACGGCCGACTTGCGGGGCCGGAACGCCACCCACCGGCGACCCGTGGTGCCGTCAGGTGAGGGCCGGAACAGGTAGGCCACGTCGCGGTCGTCGACGTCATCGTGGAACACCTTGGACGCAGCGAGGATGATCGACTGGCGCACCGGGTCGTGGATGGTGATGACCTGCCGCGGGTCCTCTGCGGTGGCCGCCACCTGACCCTGGTACTTCGCCCCGATCACGTAGGCGTCACCGGCGATCATCGAGAGCCGGTGCACGTCGTCCTGCTCCATCTCCATGCCGGCGGACTTCCACAGGGCGTAGGCGTTCGCGTCGCCGTTCTCGTCAGCGCTGTCCGGGGTAACGATGCCGGTGACGCGCAGCCGGTAGCGGGGTGCCTTGACGATCATCTCCGCGAACGCTGTGCGCGCCGTGGCGAAGAACTGACGTGCCGCCGCTGGCGCGTCCTTCAGCGCGGGCGGCAGGGGCTGGGTGCCCTCGTAGCGGGCGAACAGCGGGTCGATGCGCTTGCGGCGCGTCTCGAGCTTCGCCGAGCACCGCTGCATCCACCAGCCGGGGCTGTCGGGAGTCTGTACGTCGATCGGCACGGTCCCCCCTCTCGTTGGTCAGCGGATGCGTCGGGGGCGGGTCGGGGTCCGCGGGACGCTCGCCCCGGCCTTGACGGCGTCCAGGTACGCCTGCCAGGACAGGAGCCCGGCCATCGCGCCGTCGAACTTTCGGTCCGGGTGGATCTTGCCGAGGATGAACAGTGGTCGGCCCTCGTCGTCAACGAACTTCGTCGGGACCTTGCCGGCGTTGCCGATGTGGCGACTGAAGTCTGCGGCGTTCTGGTGGCCTGGGACCCAGCCCATGGAACCGGAGGCCTGGCCCTCCTGGTAGGCGCGGATCGAGTAGGCCACGGTCTTGTAGCGGTTCGTCCACCACTCCTCGACCAGGCCCTTGTGCCGGCCGGCCCACTCGCCCATCTCGGTGACCCAGTACGGCGGGTCGCCGTACATGCGCCACACCTTGTACGTGGTGAAGATGTCCTCGACTGCCTGGTCGACCGACGCTGGGTCGATCTCCCACGTCTCGTCCGCGTCGAGCGGCTTCTCCCACAGGGCGTAGAGCTCCTGGGTGCCCGTCGCGACCTCGGTCAGCACCATGCCCGTGGCGTCACGGCGCCGCGCCCCATCGAACCCGACCGTGACGAGCGCGCCCTTCGGGATCCGCGCCCGCATCGGCGCATCCATGTCGCCACCGACGTGGCACAGGTCCGCCCAGCGCTTCGTGTCGAACGCCTGCTGCGCGGACTTGATCCACCGGTTCAGCCACACGCGCTCGAGATACGCCCCGTCCGCGCCCGGCCGGTCCCACTTCGACGCGATCTCGTCGAACTGCCCCGGACCCCACTCGCCCGCCGGGCCGGTGGCCTCGGCGACCGCGGCGATGCGCTCCGGCTTCTTCGACAGGTCATGCCCGCCGTCGTCGGTCCGGTGCAGGTAGAACAGGTCCGGGCGCTCGATCTTGCCGTCCCTGATCATCTCGGCCTCGGTGTGCAGCTGCTCAGCGACCGACCTCTGGCCCAGTTCGCCGGCGGTCCCCACGTACAACGACCACGGGTCGTCCAAGGGCCGCTTGGGGAGGTTCGCGTCCATCGTCGTGTGGGCCTGCAACTGCCGTGGCAGGTACAGACGGTGCGGCTCGTCGAAGCAGTTCAGCGTCGTGCGCGCACCGTCACGGGCGCCCGGTGAGTTGGACAGTGGGACGGCGCGACCGTCCGCGCGACCCCACTCGTCCAGGCGGATGATCCGCTCGAGCGAGACGTCGAACAGGTCCGCGTCAGGCCCTTCTTCGATGATGTACTTCAGCGCCCCGAACGCCAGCTCCTCGACCTGTTCGACCGTGACCGCCAGCATCGGGATGTACGGCGACCGCACCGGACGTCCGACCGGGTTGCCGTGCGCGTCGAAGCCGTCACACCGGGTCGGCCCCTCAGGGTGCAACTCGACGAACGCAAAGACTGCCATCTTCTCGGTCTTCGCCAGGCCCTTGCGCACCGACATGCCCACGCGCTTGAAGCGGCGCCGGCCCGCCCACGGGTGCCCTTTCGGGAACACCTCGGAGGCGCGGTAGATGAACGCCCTGAACTCCGGGTCGATCACGTAGGGCTGCCCCTGCAATGATCCCGGGCCGTAGACCGCCCGCTCCTCGATCAGCGCGCACACCTGCGGGCCCAGTGTGGGCCACGGCTCCGGGTCGGGACCCGGTACCACCAGGAGCACGACTCAGCTCACAGCGAAGAGCCCGTTGCGCGGGTCGTCGCCCTTCTTCCGCTTGGACGTCGGCACCGGGGGAACGGTGCGGCGGCGCTGCTCGCCCTGGGCCTCTGCTGCCTCTGCTCGCTCGATCTCCGCGCGCAGCGAATGCAGCGCCTTGTCGTTCAGGCCCAGCCGATCAGAGAGGGCTATCGCCCGACCGGCCGCCTTGTCGTCTCCCTGCTCGGCGGCGATCTGATTTCGAACGTACATCGGCAGCATGGTCCGGTAGGAGTGTGACTCTTCCCACATGACCGCCTGGGGCGTTGACCACAGGACGTCCCACAGCGCAACCTCGGCGTCACGTGCCTGCTCGATCTCCAACTCTCGCTGCGCGACGCGGATCCCCGCCTCGTTCAGACGACGGCGCAGACGACCCTTCGTCGGACCGTCCATTGTGCCGTCGAGCTCGACCTGCAACGACGCCACGCGGTCACGGTTGGACTCCAGCTCGGCCTGCGCTCGGGGGCTCGGCTGCAACGGCCACGGCGGCGCCGGAAGTTGACGCCCCTCAGGCTTGAGAACCCGGAAGCCGGCCTTCGGGTTGTTGCGGCGAGCACGGATGCTCGGGTGCTTGGGAGACGGACCGGACATGGTGACCTCCGTGTCGGAGAGCGCCGGCCGACCCCTGGCGGGTCAGCCCGGCGAGACGTTCTGACGGCTGTTGCAGGAGCGGCAGAGGATGGTCAGCGCACCAGCCCCGCCACCACGGGACACCGCCCGCTTGTGCGCCGCGGTCAAGTCCTGGGATGGATGTGGGGCTCGATGCCAGCCAGGGCACATGTACCCGTGCTGAGCAACCCACGCCGCCACGGCCGCCGCGCGACGCGCCTGCTCCTTCGGGTCCCGCGCCGCGATCGAGCTTGGCGACGGGGGCCGCTTCGCGTGGGCCGGGCAGTACGTCACGCCAACGACGCGCACCTGGCAGCCGAACGATCCGCACGGCTTCGGGGCCCTCGGCATCAGGGGGCCTCCAATCGGACAAGTCGGACAATGACCACGACCACCAGGGGGCATATGTCCATCTCGTACAGGGAGGATTTTGCA